GTCGAGCGCGGTCAGCCGACTGTTGAACCAACTTGCCCAGATGGCGCTGAACGCGGCTTTCCAGAGCCTTTTCGGTGGCATGTTCGGTGGCTTGTCCTGGCTGTTCACTCCGTCAGCGATGGGCAACGTGTTCGCCCAGGGCAACATCGTGCCGTTTGCCAACGGTGGCGTAGTTTCTGGGCCGACCGTGTTCCCGATGGCGGGACGCAGCACCGGGCTGATGGGCGAGGCTGGGCCGGAAGCGATCATGCCGCTGTCACGCGGGCCTGATGGCAAGCTGGGGGTCGCTGCTGGCGGCGAGCAAACGATCCGTCTGGTGGTCGAGGCCGAGGAAGGGGAACTTTTCGTGCCCCGCGTGCGCCAGATCAGCGGACAGACAGCCGTGCAGGTATCGAGAAACACCGCGAGAGCGCAGCAGCGGGCTTTCCCGGCCACGCTGGACGAGTATGACCGGAGGGGAACCACATGAACATAATCACCATGCCTTGGTCGCTTGTGATGGCGCAGGAATTTAACTGGGACATCGACTGGCGGGGTCAGGGGGCGCAGGAGACCAATGCCGGATCCAGGCAGATCGTCTACAATCAGTTTCCGCGCTGGTATGGCAAGCCCAAGCTGACCCTGGAGGGGGAGAACATCCGGCTGTGGCGGGCGATCCGGGCCGAGGCGCAAGGGCGGTTCAACGTGTATCGCATCCCGATGATCGACCCCATGACCTTCGACTTCAACTCGATCCCGCTTTCGGAGCAAAGCATCGGGGTCGAGAATGCCGAGGGGGTGCTGTTCAGCACTGGCTATGGATACGAATACCAGCCGTTCATTCTGGCGCTGGCCAATGCCTCGGTCGGGGCGACCACCCTGGATGTCGACACATCCGGGTTTTCGACGTTCGAGCCAAAGGCGGGGCATATCTACTCGCACAACGACTACCCGTTCATCGTGACCTCGGTGACGCAACTTGCGACGAACCAATATCGGCTGACTGTGCGGATGGCCGTTCGATCTGCGATCACCGCCGGGGACGTGATCCGGCTGATCCCGTATGGCCTTTTCGTGGCCGAGGATGATCTGACCGGGCGCGTGACCTTCGACGGCGCGAGATATGCCCAGCCGGAGTTCGCTTTCGTGGAGTATCAACGATGACGGACGAGGTGATCGGCAAGCTTGAGATGGTCAACATCAACACGCCGGATGGAGACTTCGGCTTTTTGATCGGGACCGATGGCAAGTTCGTCGATGCAAACGGCAAGGTCTGGTATGGGTCGCAGATGATCAGCGCCAGCGCATTGGAGGCGGCTTACAATGGGGTCGCCCCACGCGGGGAAATGACCCTGGCCTTTTTCCAGGATCCAGATGCGCCGGACCTTGTGGATCAGATCAAAGCCCTTGGCCGTGACTATGTGCTGGGTCGAGAGATCACCTTTTACACCCAGCCGTTCACCGAGCCTGCCCAGCTTTACGCGCCGACCTTGCAGCCGATCCTGGTGATGAAACGGACCATGCGGTCGATCCGGTTCAACGCGAACGGGCCGCAGGATCGGACCATATCGGTCACGTTCGAAAGCCTATGGGAGCGCCGGAGGCAGTCGCGCCGCTTCGTCTACAACACCACCGATCACAGCAAGCTGATCGGGGCCACCAACCCTTCCCTGGAGTTCATCCCGACCGTGGACTTCCAGGAGCAAAAGCTGTTCGACTGATGGATCTGCTATACCGAGAAATCAACGGCTGGATCGGCAAACCGTTCATATGGGGCGAACGGGACTGCATGATCGTCCTGGGGGACTGGGTGCAGAAGGTGCACGGGTTCGATCCGGTCGCAGACCTTCGGTTCACCTATGACAGCCCGGCATCGTGTCAGCGTCAGACCCGGTTCTTTACTGATCCGGTCGCCGCGGTGGCGCGGTTCGCTGAGGACATTTGCGGGTTCCAAAGGGTTGAGGAACCGAGCAAGGGAGACGTGGGGGTGCTTCGCGTTCCGGTCGATGGTAAGATGCAGCCAGTCGGGGGACTATTCACAGGCCATAGCTGGGCCGTGAAAGCGCCGATGGGGGCAAGCACAATTCGGCCCCATGAGGTTCTTGCGATCTGGGGGGTCGGTTATGAAGGCAAAGACTAAGGCCAAGCTGTTCGCAGTTGCTCTGCTGAGTTCAACCGCATTGACCCCGGTGAAGGCTCAAGCCGCTCCGGTGATTGCTGCCGTGACAACGGTGGTTGGATACATCACGGCTGGCTTTACAGCCGTAGGAACCGCAATCGGCCTCACTGGGGCCACCCTGGCCGCGTTCGCAACCATCGGCACGCAGATCGTGGTCGGGCTTGCGTTGAACGCCGTATCGCGCGCCCTTGCCCCCAAACCAAGCATCCCTGAGCCTTCGGCCCGGATGGTCAACTTCGCCCAGCCGCTGACTTATATGGAGACGATCTACGGAACCGTGCGGAAGGGTGGCCCGATTGCCTACACCAACTTCGCGGAGAGCAAGCGATACAAGGTCGTGATCCTGGCCGCGCATGAGATCGAGGGGATCACAGAGCATTGGCTGGACGAATGGCCTGTCGAGATCGACGGGGCCGGGGTGGTGACGACCAGCCCGCCGGGTTCGCTTGGCGAGATCCACGTTCGGCTTGGAACGATCGGTCAAGCCGTCCTGCCCCTGAACTCGGTGTTTTCTGAACTGACCAGCAGCCATGACTTCGATGGCCTTGCGGTCGCGCAGATCACCGCCACAAAGCCAGCCGCTGAAAACTTCAGCGCGAACTACCCCAGGGGCCGGGAGTGGCAATACGCGCCCGTGATCCAGGGGAAAAACGACATCTATGATCCGAGGACTGACACCTACGGATGGACGGACAACGCGGCCCTAGTGCACGATCAAGAAATGGACGATCAACTATGCCTTCACGGATGACATCGAGGACGAGCAGAACCGTGCCATGTTCGCAAGCGCCTGCGATGCTTTCTTCTACGAGACGCCGGACGGCAAGGTCGGGTTCAAGGTCGGCCGATATGAGGCCCCGACCATCACGCTGACCGATGATGACTTCTATGGCATCACCGTCAGCCAAGGCACCGATACCGAGGCCCCTAACGAGTTCGTGATCAGATATACCAATCCGAACAATGCCTATCGTGAGGCTCCGGCTGGCGCATGGGTCGTGGACCCGTCTGGGCGGCGCACACGGGAGGAACTGGCGGTCTATGCGATCAACTCCCACAACCAAGCGTCCAGGGTCGCCAAGCGGCTTTCTCGGGCCCGTCAGCCTGAATACTCGGTGCAGGGGGTGCTGAAATATGTCGGGCAGGACATTATCGGGCAGCGGTTCGTTCGGATCACCCACACGCAGCTTGGCATCGACCAAGTGTTCGAGGTGGACCGACTGATCAGGTCGGAGGATGGGCTGCAATACCAGATTGAAGCCATATCGGTCGAGAGCGAGGACTTCGACTTCAACGCGGCAATCGAGGAACCGAACCAACCTGCCTATGGCGATGTGACCCCAGTGGTGCAGGACTTCACACCGACTGGCATCACAGCTGTAGCCGAGACCGTCAGCGGCGTTCCTGGCATCCGGGTATCATGGAATGCCCAGGATCCAGGGGTGGCCCACAAGGTCCGGTTTGCAGAAAGCGGGACCACTGACTGGATCGTGACCAGCTTCACGACCGAAAACACGCTTTTGCTCACCCCTCTGGTGGATGGGCAGGCATATGACATCCAGGTGCAGGCGGTTAGCGACTTTTCCGGTCGTGCGCTGTCGGACTGGACCCCGGGCACGCCGCTGACACGGACATCTTATGTCAACTCGACACCGCCCGCAGCCTTGACCAGCTTTACGGCGACCGGGGATGTCGGCTTTGCGACCATCGACCTGACATCGCCGAATGATCCGAATTACTATGCGACCCGGATCTATCGAGGTCCGACCACGACATTCGGGGATGCTTCGCTGGTGCAGACTGAATATGGATCGCCAGGTGCATCAGATAGCTACGATGACACCGGACTTTCCGCTGGAACCTATTACTACTGGGGCGAACCGATCAATGGTTCGGGGATCGCCGGAACGAAATCTGGCCCGGTCAGCGCGACCGTGACCTAAATCTAGCCGAAGCCATGCTTTCCTGCTAAATTGCGGGCAAGCCGATGCAAGGAGACAAACATGGCACTGCCACCGCGCACAGTTATTTTGGGGAGCCCCCCGTCAGTATCGCACAAGGTAGATCCGATTGAACTCGCAGATCTTCTGGAGGGCATGACTGTAAATGCGGATCAGGCTATTGCCGATGCCGAGAGTGCAGCCACAAGTGCAAATACTGCACGGATACAGGCTGAGGCCGCAAGGGATGCCGCTCAGTCAGCAGTGCTGGCCGACTATACCGTAGCAGATGATACTGCGCTTGCCGCATTGACCGGAATGGTCAGCGGGGAAACTGCTTACGTTGTGGATGAAGCGCTTATCTACATTTATGACGGATCGACATGGGGAAGTGCATTCGATCCGGTCGCATTCAAAGCGGATAAAGATGACTTCGATACGTTACTTCGAGCGTCATTTGCTGCGTATCAGTCGATTGGCGCGCCAGGCACTGACATGGATGCAGGAACTGGATCCACTGGTGGTGGGACATATTGCTATTCTACGCCAGCATCGCAAGCCGGTGATGCTTTTACATTCACATGCTACGGAACGAGCGCAGGGACCATTGATCTGCGTATTATGTCGAAATCTGGCGATGTGTTTACTGTCGAGGCGTCACGCCAGCTGACCGTTGCGATTGGCGTTAATACCTTCGAAATTACAGAATTTCCGTATTCTGAAGGATGGTATTTTGGCTTTACTACGGTATCGGGAAGGCTTGCTATCGAAGCCGGTACTGATGGGTATTATGGTGCGCCTGGTGTGGTCGTGGATACAGGTGAGACATTCACCGATAGCACCGTATCGTTTGTGCAGTTCAAGACGCGATTTGACCTGCTCGAACAGGTTGCGACTGGAGAAAATGTCAAAGCTACGATGGACACCGTGGAACAGCTCGTTTCGTCGGTTGGGACAATTGGTGTTGGAATAAATCAAATTATCGGCCGTCCAGAGGGGAGCGCACTTGTTACAGGGTCTGGGATTGGAGGTAGCTATTACATTTTCGAGGGTGCGGCCGATATTGATAGATACCTGAACACATTTAGCGTGTGGGCCACTGCTGCCGGAGCAATTCAGGTGCAGGCCTGGTCTGTCGATGAAGCTGGGGACGTTACCCTGGAGCGTCAGGTAAGCCTGGCTGTCAGCATTGGGCTGAATGAATTTACTGATGTTGGATTGCGGGTTGATCAAGGGGAGCGTGTTGGGCTGTTCCGTGGAACTGGAAACATTGCACTTACCACGGATAGTGAAAACCCAACGCCATACCGCAGCATTGGGAGCACAACCGGAACACCAAGTAGCATTGTTAGCACCATGCGATTTGAGTTCACAGCGGTGCTTGAACCCAACTCGCTCGACGATCGCATTTCACGTCTGGAGGGTGGAGATGCCGATGCAAACCTTCTGGACACATACACATTTCATGCGCTCTGGCTGCTTGGAGAAAGCCATTGCGCTGGACGTGCTGTCGATCTGTCGCCTGCGGTCATACCCAACGGAAAAGGATATGTTTACCGTCGAGCGAGTGGCACGATGGAGCATCTGCAAGACCCGACCGGAAACGATAGCACCGCAATTTCTGGTGATGGACGAGGATCGTGGGGGCCTCGCATGGGCCGAATGCTGCTCGACATGACGAAGGGTGCCATTGGTGGTGCCGTTATCAATAGCGGCGCTGGGTCCACAACAATCGTGAACCATTGGGCTGATGGTGGCAGTGCCTGGACAACCGCGCTTGCCGATTGGGCCGATGCGAAGACAGAAATGGACACGATGAACCTTTCGCTCGCCGGGGTTTCCGTGATGATCGCAATCGGAAGCAACGATGCGTCGATAGCAACATCAAAAGTGGACTTCAAAGCCGCATTTATCGACTTGATCGACCGGGTTCGTTCAGAACTTGGATACAACGTTCCGGTCTTGATTTTGCCAACTGGGCCGTTCGCGGATAACACTTTCGCCACTGAGGTTGCGTATATCCAGGATGCACAGCACGAGATTGCAAAAGAGGTAGCGAATTGCAGGATAGTGACGACTGCGACAGAATATGCTGCCGACAATGGCTGGTTTATGGATAACGTCCACTTTATCCAGGAAGGAAACGAAGCGATCGGCGCTGCCGCTGGCGTAACAGCCTTGTCTGTTGGAAGCGGAAACAGTGCGCGATGAAAGTGATCAACTCCAGAGGTGAGAATGCCCGTTCTAAAGGTGAAAGGTGGCTACAAGTGGGGTAAGACCGGAAAGGTCTACCCCACCAAGGCCGAAGCAGAGAAACAGGGTCGCGCGATCCGCGCCGCCGGGTACAAAACGAAAAAGAAGTCTTGAGGCAGTGCAATGGCTGACGACGCCCGTCTGGAACGTATCGAGAAAAAGCTGGACGAAGTCGGCCAGGCCATCGTCGCGCTGGCGCGGGTGGAAGAACGGATGGTCACGCTTTTCAAGCGCATGGACAAGCTGGATGCCGAACAGGGGAACGAGGACCGCCGCTTGCGGGTCGTCGAGGGGCGCGTGGGAACCAATGGGCAGACCCTGCGTTTCGCTGAGCGGGCGTTCTGGATCGTCGTGACCGCAGCCGTGGCCTATGCGTTCAACAAGTCGAGGGGGGGCTGACATGAGCCTAAACCAACTGATTTTCGAGACTGCGAAAGCCGACGAAGGCACATGGGAATGGCAGGGCGGGGAGAACAACCCGAAGGTTGTGCAATACTTCGCTGATGCTGGGCATCCTGAGATCCAGACGGACAGCACGCCCTGGTGCGCGGCTTTCGTCGGTTCGGTCCTGGCCAAGTGCGGGGTCCAGGGGACCGGATCGCTTGCCGCCCGCAGCTATGTGTCCTGGGGCGATGATGTCGGCTCGATCGACAATGCCCAGGTCGGTGACGTGGTGGTGTTCTGGCGCGGGTCCAGGGATGGCTGGCAAGGCCATGTCGGGTTCTATGCTGGCAAGACCGGGGACAAGATCCGGGTGCTCGGAGGGAACCAGCGGGATCAGGTGAACATATCGGGCTACTCGGTCGATCAGCTTCTGGCGGTTCGTCGGGCAAAAGCGCCGCGGGCCAAGGCAACGGAGACCAAGACCGCCAAGGTATCGGCCACGCAGATCGTCGCCGGGGCTTCGGGGATCGGGACTGCGATTGCCGCCCTGGATGGGCAGGCGCAGATCGTCGCCCTTGTCGGCGGGTTCGTCCTGGTGGCTTTCGGGCTGTGGTTCTTCCGCAATCGGATCAGGGACTTTGCCGGGGGTGCTCGCTGATGGCCAAGAAGCCCGTGCAGAGCAAGGTGCAGGCCGCAGTGAAGCGGGCCGGGGTCGAGGGGGTCAACAAGCCCAAGCGGACCCCAGGGCACCCTACCAAGTCGCATGTGGTCGTGGCGAAAGAGGGTGATCAGGTCAAGACAATCCGCTTCGGCCAGCAGGGGGTGAAGGGATCGCCCGCTCGCAAGGGTGAGAGCGATGCGGACAAGAAGCGTCGAGCGGCGTTCAAAGCCCGCCACGCCAAGAACATCGCCAAGGGCAAGATGTCGGCCGCATATTGGAGCGACCGCGTTAAATGGAGTTTAATTCCAATTGGTGGCATGATACTCTTGCTTGCAGGAGGTGATGCCAATGCCGAATTACAACAGATCAGTCCAAACGATTTGCCCAAGGTGCAAGCGGTCGAGGCAGGCAAGGGGTGATGTCGTTCGCAAGGCTGAAAGGGAGGGGAGAAAACTTTTCTGCAAGCCTTGCAGGAACCAGACCCGCTTCGAGGGGAGGGACCACCCAAGAAAAGGGACCGGGATACGAAACGATCCGGACATGCTTCCGGCATATAAAAGCTTCGAAAGAGCAAAGCGGCGGTGCAGGCAGGGAGCAAAGCACCATCCAGCCTATGAAAACGTCGAGTTCCGCTTTGAAACCTTCGAGCAGTTTTTCGAGGAACTTGGGCCAAGGCCAGATGGGCATTCGGTCGACAGGATCGACCCACTTGGGCACTATGAACCCGGCAATGTTCGGTGGGCCACTCGGGAACAGCAGACCGCAAACAGACTGCCCCGTGGATACTGGCAAAGGTGAAGTGGTGAGATCATGGCGAAGCTGACCGACGCGCAGAAAAAACGAGCCAAGGAAATATCGCGGGCGGCTGGGGTGAAATACCCAAACGCCTGGGCGAACTTGGCCGTGTCCAAGGGGCAGGGGGCAAAAGCCTTGCGGAAGGTCAAAGCCAACCGGAAGCGGAAATGACCTGGCTGCTGTCGATCCCTGGCCGCGTCAGGGCCGCGCTGGCTGGGGCTGTGGTGCTGATCCTGGCTTTCCTGGGCGCATACCTCAAGGGACGCAAGGACGAGGCTCAGGACGGGCTTGTGGATGATCTGGAGGCATACAGGGGAACTCGCAAGGAGATCGACGATGCAGAGACCTTTCTGGGCGATGATCCCGCTGCTGCTGATCGGTTTCTTATCGAACGCGCGAAATCGAGGGGCGTTTCCCGTTAGGCAGGTAAAAGTCATGCAGCATTTGCGCAGCGGCTTCATATGCAGCACTCGCCTCTGCCTCGGTATCATATGTTCCAAGGTGCAGGCGTATTGATGATTGATACTTGCTTGTGCCTTTGTGAAAAAACGCACCGCGCAAACCGTCTCGCTTTCTGTGAGCGTTTTGCGCGTTTTGCGAGAATGTAGCACAGCGCAAGTTTTCGGCGCGATTGTCTGTTTTGTCGCCGTTTATATGGTCAATAACTGTGTCGGCGCTTATTGACGTGTTGCTGTGCAGGCACCAAGCGACACGATGCGCCATAAGCCGTTTCCCAAGTATAACGCCGGACAAATGGCCGCTGCCGGATGGGTTCTTAAATGCTGGCTTCCCTGCGTTTCTTGCGTTCCACCTTTCGGCGTGAGCCTTTGGATGTCGCGCGTCGAACATTTCTGGAGAACGTGCTTTCCATGTCAATTCACCCGTTTCTGGGTTATAGTGGACGAGTTCTTTAAGGGCGGAGATGTCATAAGTCATGCAGAAAAGGTATCACATAGCAGCAACCCTTGCAATGACCCTAGTGGCTGCTTGTTCCACTACTGTAAGCCACAAAGCTCTGTGTGATGGCACGATCCGGTCGAGAGATCGGCTCAACGTGGCTTTGATCGAGGACGGAGGGCCGGAAAGTCGGATGGCCGGGGCCAGCTTGATCAGCCAACTGGATGCTGCGTGCGGGATGTAGTGCGCGGCGAGGTCCAACAGGGAGGAGGAAAAGCCCCCGCCGCGCTGCGGGCGTTATATGCCACCACCCGCTGGGCAGTTACCCTTTACCACATCGGATCCGATACTGCATCACAGAAGCCATGAGCATCTGGCGCTGGGCGTCCGAGGCGGATTGCGAGATCCACTTGGTCAACTGGCTGCGTGTGATGCCGAGTTCCTTTGCGGCCTGCACTCTCGACCGGAACCTCACTCCGAGGATCGTCAGTTCCTTCGCGGCGTTCGTGTTGCCGGGAACACCTCCCGCCAGGCCAAGGCCGACCGTGTCCGCCGATCCTTTCACCCGAAGTCGCTGGCTTATCGCGCTGGGCGTCACGCCCATAGCCTGCGCTGCTTCCTGGTGCGAGGAATAGACGGTGCCTCGGATCACAACAGGCATCGCGTTAAAGTGCATCGAGCATCCTCCTGACCTTTTCGAGCAGTTCCTTTGATGGCCCGTGCGCTGCGTAAAATGCCTTCGGGCTGTAGTGATATGCTCCTGGGCCGAACTCGCGACGATGGTGGCGCGGGCAGAGCGGCAGGCAGTTCATGTCGGATCGCGGCTTGCCCTCGTGGTGGACCTCAACCGGCCAGGCGCCGCAAACGAGGCACCGAAGCTGCGCCACCCGTCCCATGTGTTCTTTGCCAGCCACCCGCTCGGGGCTTGCGAGGTAAGCCGCGCGCTTTTTGCTCACGCGCGGCAGACCTTTCTTCTTCGCTCGCTCCGGCTTCGGCTGCTTGAGCCCAAGCGGTCCTCGGCCGGTGAGGTTCACAGCCAGGCCTCCCAGCGATGGCATTCGAGGTTGTTTCGCTTCGCCAGGTCATAAAGGTCAGAGACCCGCGACTTGGTTTTGCGTGCGCGATTGATGGCGGCTTGGAGGCGGTGCTTGGTCTCGTATAGATCAGCGAGCTTGGGGCGTGCGATGGGGCGCATGATCGGTTTCAGCAGCCATCTCATATCCCAAGAGCCTCCCGATACATCGCCTCAACTGCTTCTTCCTCGGCAATCTCGTCCGCGCGCTTCTTCCGCAACGCCACGATCTTGCGGATCGTCTTGGTGCAGTATCCGCTGCCCTTGGCCTCCGCATAGATTTCCTTGCGGGCTTCTGTCTCGTCCGTGATGCGCGCGTTCTGCGCCTCGATGCGCTCGATGAATTGGCGCAGGTGATCGGCTGTCACTTCATAGGCTTGGTC